AATGTCGAAGAAGGATCGCTACAGTTTCCCGACGGTCAGCGTTTGTCCCCGATGTCACGGTACTCAGACGCGGGCGACGAGCACGCAGGGACGAATTCAATACAGGCAGTGCCAGGCGCCGATATGCCGGTTCAGATACTCGGTGCAGGGCGAGAAAATCAAAAAGAGAAAGGAGCAAACCGATGAAGAAAAAACAGTCGAACCCAAAACCGCCGCCGGAAAAGCCGGAGCAGGTGACGGCGGAGATGATGCTGAAGTTCTATCCGGAGCTTCAAGCGAAACTGCTTGAGGCAATCACGACCGGCCACTTCATGGTCACCGTGCATTGCCAGCTTGTTCGCCCGGGCCAATCGGGCGACTTGCAGCATTATCTCTTTCAGCAAGGCTATCCGCCGAACGACATCATGTCGTCGCTGGCGCATGTGGGAACGGTCCACACGGCGAAAAATAACCCTGCTGCGGACACGAAAGCGGCCAAAAGCTGGGTTTGAGAGTAAATTCTTTACAACATTGTAAAGAATCTCGCTTTCGCGCCGGGAATTGCAGGTAAATCGCTTGCGAAAACCGGTAAAAAGCGACGAAATTAAAGACGTACAAGTGAATTATTCGAAGGCTGCTGGCGGCGGACAGGATCTGCCAGCAGCTTTTTTTGTCCGCCGCCGGCTTTTTATTTATGGCGCTGGACAGCACATCAACACTCGACGACGCACTGGGCCAGTACAACAACAACCTGGACTGGGACGGTGACGCGACCAAGGCGGCAAACGCGCTTGCCGCAGTTCGATGGATCATCGCAAATCGGCCCCGGATAATCGCCACCAATAACCGCACGATCAACTTCGACGCCCTGGCCGATGAAAAGAAGCGGCTCGAAGAGTTCGTTTCGCTCCACGGTACCACAGTCAATCGCTGCAGCTTCGTGCGCGGGAGGATGCTGACATGACCGTGCGGGCCCCGAGAAAAACTGCGTCCTCCGGCGACCGGATCATTGTCGATGGTTACAGGGGGACATACGGCAGCCTCGGTTATCGCAGCGTCCGCGTCGCCAGCGGAGAGGGCCGCAGTTACACTTCCTATCCCGGCTCGACCCACGATGAGAAGGACCGCGGCAAGCTCATCAGCCAGTCGCGGGATTTCATGCGCAATAACGCAATCTATAAGGGCATGATCGAGCGGGCGGTCGATTATATCGTCGGCTCCGGCTTCGAGCTGCAGGTGACCGGCGTGCCGGATAAAACAGCCAGGAAGATCGAAGGGCTCTGGCGGAGCTGGTACGCCAGGCCGGAGATCCGCGATGTGCTGATGGGTTCGGAAGTCACGCAGATGACTCTGCGAGAGGTTATCGTCGCCGGCGACACCATATCGCTGAAGACGGACAAGGGCCTGATGCAGATGTTCGAGGCCGAACAATTGGACGGTGACAAGTCGCATCCCAACGGCATCAGAAAAGACAAGTACGGCCGGCCGGTGACATATCATCTCTGTCCGTGGAAGAACTACGGCGTCGATAAGAGGAACGGCCGCGGTTATGCCGCCTCGGACGTGTGCTTTATAACCAATCCCGAGCGGCCCAGCCAGATCCGCGGCGTGCCCGCCTGCCAGGCAATCTTTCCGCAGCTCCACCGCATCAATGATGTCTGCGATTCCGAGGCGATTGCATGGCAGCTTCTGGCCAGGCTGGCGATAAGTGTCACTCGCGAGCAGGGTGACCAGTTGGCGTATGACGAGTCGAAAGAGGATCCGAATAAATCATCCAGCGAACTCGAAGGCGATCTGGCGAGAAGAATGACCGAACTCGATTACGCACTCATCTACAACGGCAAGCCGGGCGACGAGGTCAAGGGTATCGAGCGGAACATTCCCGGCATGAATTTCTCCGAATCGCTGCGGATGTTCCTGCGGCTTCTGGGCCTGCCGCTGGGCCTGCCGCTGGAGCTGGTGCTGCTGGACTGGACCAAGAGCAATTACTCGCAGTCGCGGGCGGTGCTCGAGCAGGCTTACCGCGGATTCCAGAAATGGCAGAAGAAATTGATCGGCTTTCACTACCAGCCGCTGTTCGACTGGAAACTGGCGGGCTGGCTGGCCGGCGATCTGACGATCGGCCAGCGGAACAATATGGAGGTCTCCTGGATTACGCCTCAATACCCGTGGATCGACCAGCTCAAAGAGGCCCAGGCCCACGGCGAAAAAGTCGATCGCGGTTTCTCGACTCACGGCCAGGTCTGCAAGTCACTCGGCACCGATCGCGACGAGCTGATCGCCCAGCGGGAAAAGGAAGTCCGCAGCGCGATCGATATCGCCGACCGCATCGAGGCCGATACCGGCCGCAAAGTCCCTTACGAAATTTTCTGCGGTCTGAAGGCGACCTCATCGGCGCCGACCCCGGCAGAGCCGGCGGAGGATTCGCAGAAGAAACCAGATGAAGGAGACGACAATGCCTAATTCGATCGTAGCCGAATACCAGAGGCAGTTATGGGCGATGGAGCCCGCGGCTCTCAAGGCGTTCATCGAGCGTCTGGGCGGTCTGCCGGCAGAAGCGCAGCTTCCGATGATTTCTGTTGGCTCGAAACCTCGCGAGCTTATTGTCGCCGGCGGAGTGGCGAGAATTCCGATCAAGGGCGTCCTGCTCGACACCGTCCCGGGCTGGCTGCGGCTGTGGGGCATCAACGCAACCGGTTACGACGAGATAGTCGAGCAGGTCAACGCCGCGGGCGCAAGGGCAGACGTCGAGAAGATTGTTCTGGAGGTCGATTCGCCCGGCGGTCTCGTTGCCGGGGTGATGAAAGCTGCGAGTGCGATTTTCAACGCCCGGTCCGCCAAGCCCGTCGACGCTGTCGTTCAGAACTTGAGCGCAAGCGGCGCTTACTGGCTCACGAGCCAGGCGAACAGTATCGCCGCCGGCGACGCCAACACCCTCGCCGGTTCGATCGAAGTTTATACCTATTACGTCGACTGGACCAAATACGAGGAAGATAACGGGATCAAGGTCATCGTCATCCGCAGCGGCGAGCATAAGGGGATGGGACTCGACAAGATCACCGACGGTCAGGTCGCCGCCGTACAGGAGTACATCGACGCAACTGCGGCCAATTTCATAGCAGCCGTCGCCCAGGGCCGCGGCAAGGAAAAAGAGCAAATTGCCGAGCTGGCTACCGGCCAGTTGTGGATCGCGCAAACGGCAAAACGGTTAGGCCTGGTGGATTCGGTCGTAGACGGCCGCCGGCAAACGAGCAAATCAACCCAGTCCAGTAAAGGAGACGTCACTATGGACGAGAAAGAAATCGAACAAATCAAGACAGCAGCGGCCGCAGAAGCCCGGAAGAGCGCGCAGCAGAGCGCCGAACAGGCCGAGCGAAAACGCATGAGCGAGCTGGCGGCCGAGTTTCCCGAGGATCCCGAGTTCGCCATGAAGGCGTTCGGCGAAGGATGGAGTCTCGAAAAGGCCAAGGCGGAGTATTGTGACGTCCTGAAGGCGAAGGTCGCCGAGCAGCAAAAGACCAATAAAGCATCCGCGGCTTCTGCGGGCGCCGAGGCGCTGGCTACCGACGACACCGACGCCGGCTGCGAAGGTGACTTCATGGAAGAGGCCCGCAAGATGGCGGCGGAAAAGAAGATAACCGTCACCGCGGCCATGCAGAAACTGCGGCGGGCGAAGCCGGCGCTGCATGAAGCGTTCAAGGCCCGCTGCGCGACCGAAGGCCGCCGGATGTACTCCGAGGCTGTCTGAACGGCGGCGATCGTCTGCTCATTTCGACCAAATAGCAAATTAACTCTAACGGGAGTTCATCATGACAACTTATTCGAACAGTCCGAAGTCGTTCACGGCGGCGGTCGATATCGCCGTATTTCTGCGCGTGAAGATATCCGGGCGAAATGCATATCTCGCCGGCGCCAGTGACTACGGCATAGGAACGGCTCTGCAGGGCGTCAGCTCGACTGCCCAGGTGCCCGTCCGCCTCTGGGACCATGGCGGAAGTCACAAGGTCGTCGCCGCCGGCGTCATCCAGGCGACGAAGAAAGTCTACGCCGCAGCGAGTGGCAAGGTCGCCTCGAGCGGAACTCTGCTGCTTGGAACGGCTCTGGATGCTGCAACCGGCAGCGGCAGCGTGA